CCTGGCTATAAGCCATCGCCAAAAGCTCAGGCTACGATTGACGATTCGATTACCGCACTCGCTATCTGCTCCACCTGCCCCATGCAACAGATATGCTTACAAGCCGCCATGGATAATGTCGAAGAATTTGGCATTTGGGGCGGCACTTTTCCCTATGAGCGACACGCTGTATCCTACTTCCGCGAGGTGACAGATCATGGATTTATCTGGCAAGCAAAGATTCGCGGATTCGCAGAACGGAAAGGCTTAGTATGTCCACCAATTCCCAAGCCCACACCAGGGTACGAAAAGCCAGACGGCTCCATTTTTACCTTGCATCACTCGCAACCGTGGGGCTAGTCTGGATTTCCATGCCATACACACCGGTCAAAGAGCGTCTAGCAAGCCCTAAAAGCTACGCTAAGGCACTTTACAAGCGTCAGGGTGGTACGACTAAGCAATGGGCCTGCTTAGAGCGTCTATGGACGATGGAGAGTAATTGGCGGGTCAACGCCGTTGGCGATAAGACAACGCAAGGCAGGGCTATTGGCATAGCTCAGGCCCTACCAGCCGAGAAAATGGCTCAGATGGGTAGCGATTACAGAGTGAACTACCAAACCCAGATTCGTTGGGGATTGCTCTACATTAAATTACATTGGAATAATGATGCTTGCGCTGGGTTAAAGCATGAGCTACGAAAGGGCTGGTACTGATGGACGAACTGTATTACCCCACGATTAACCCTGCCGATGAAGCATGGAAAGACCAAGCCAACTGCGTGGGCATAGACACGAACCTGTTCTTCACTAGCGGCGAAGGCAAGGGCGATGATCGTGACACCACAATTCTGCGCCGTATTTGCGCCGGTTGCTCAGTCAAGAACGAGTGTCTGGATTATGCGATAAAATATAGCCAGCTAGGATGGTGGGGCGGAACCACCGAGGCGGAGCGTAAACGCATCCGCAGAAAGGTTAGCTAATGACATACGATTTTATGGCTGAGGAATGGTACGGCAAGTGTGGTGCCTGCGGCACCGAGCTGTTTGCGCCGACCAAAAGCGCATACCTACTGCAATATTCGATTCATACACACTCAAACGATTGCTTAGGAGGCTGGTAATGATAGACACCGATTATCAAACAGAGCTAGATGTATTCTGCTTGTGGTGTGAGAAAGAATTTAAGGACATCATGGTATGGGTGGGTAAAGAATATAATAGCTGGGACTGCCCTGATTGCGGAAGGCACCAACTCGATGACAACTGAACCATTGGTATTCGTAGCCATTCTTGCTAAGCAGAAGGAGACGATGCTACCGGCATGGCTTGACTCGCTATCCAAATGGGATTATCCCAAGGATCGAATGATTCTCTATGTTCGTAGCAACAACAACACCGACGATACCGAGCAGATTCTGCGCGATTGGTGCAACGAGAATGCCAAGTGGTATCGCCATGTGGTTGAGGATTACTCGGACCTAGATGTGCCGGTGCAGGACTTTGGCGTACACGAGTGGAATGCCACGCGCTTTAAGGCGCTTGGCGCTATCCGCGAGACAAGTATCAACGCCGCATGGCAAGCAGATGCAGACTTCTATTGGGTGGTAGATGTAGATAACTTCGTTACTCCTGAAACCCTACGCACTATGATTAGCTACAACTTACCGGTGGTAGCTCCGTTGCTGGGATGCGTGGATAAGGAACAACCCGCATACTCCAACTATCACCATGTAGCTACACCCAATGGATACTTCTACGATGAGCCGTTGTATTACGCTATCCTCAAACGCGAAGTCAGGGGACTGATAACTTGTGACGTGGTTCACTGCACTTACCTGATCCGCAAAGATATGTTTGAGCATATCCGCTACATGGACGGCACCGATGACTACGAGTACGTTATCTTTAGCCGCGCCTTGCGCAAGCTGGGCATACCGCAATACCTAGACAATACGCAAGTCTACGGCTGTCTTTCCCTACGGGAACGAGTTGATGAATGCGTCAAGACAATGGAGATAATCAATGCCAACTCTTGATGAGATTCTCGCCAAGAAAACTCTCAACGGCGGATGGACTAAAGAAGATTTAGAGTCATGGGGAATTGCTTGGCCGCCACAAAAGGGATGGATGAAGGAATTACTAAAGGAGAATACCAATGGCCGTCAAACCAACTGAGCTACGCAAGGTTATCGCCATGCTAGAAGGCGAAGCGCCAGATGTAGAAACGCTAGCCAAGGATGTATTCCAAGCCGTTGAGGATATGCTAAACCAGCGCAACCGGTATGTGGTATTCGTTGTCCACCCTAGCCTGAACCTTGTGCAGGCTGTCGGCCCATACGATACCGCCGAGAAGGCGAAGAAGGATTACGCCAAGCGGGTGGGCATCTATGATCGACAGACACGCATCCATTTGGCTTTACTGAAGCACCCCGATATGATAGAATCAGATTAACAAGTGTTGGTGACTGAGTTACTTGTCCTTTCGCAGTCACCACCGTTGCTCCCTGTGCTTCCGAGCAGGTAGAAGCAACAACACAGAAGCCCGTTGGATAAATCTCCAGCGGGCTTCGTGCTTTGTGTCTTCCCCTAACACAAACCTATAGTTTATGCAACGCTCCGTTTGCGTCTTTGTAATAACCGTATGCGCCTGGCACAAGATAGAACGGCATCGGTGGTACACCCAGAAACGAGTATGGTTGTTTGCCATTAACGTCATAGAACGACGGCAGAGTAAAGTCCGGCAATATTGCAGTAGAATCAATAGGCATAGGCCCAACGGTTAATCCAACGGTATGGTCGCACACTTCCATGAGCCAATTACGACCCTTGCTATCCGTTTTGGTCATGTTAATCTCTGGATCAATCAGCATCTCTGCCAGCTCGTGAGCCATGACGGTAACTAAACCAGGCAGATAGCTAGGCTTGGTCAATTGCTTGCCAAGGAATGTAATCGGTTTGATATAACGGCCTAGCGCAGGGCGCTGTGTGCCGTATGGATGAGCCAATATGTAGCCAATGGGATAACCGTTCAGCACTTCATGGTAGCCCAGTGCAGTCTTCGCCATGGCAGGGTTGGGAAACTTGTCCACAATGCACAGGTTCCAGTCATCGACACGGCTTTTGCCCAATACGACAGAGCGAGTAGGCAATCCCCATGTTGCACACACTCTAGCGGCAAAGCTGTTAAGCGCTGCGGTAACATCCAACGCATCAGTATGTGTAACTGTAGCGGATTCATTAACAAGTGTAATCATCATCAATGATCCGTACTGTAGAAGCCTGGGGCATTAAACTTTATCGCTGGCACCGTATAAATCCGCACAAGCGGCGTACTGCAACAGACGCATTCGTACTCTGGCTCAGCCTCATGGATGCTTCGCTCAATATAATGATAGTCACCGGCAGATGGACAGCTATCGTTTATGCACTCATACTGATACGTCGCCATGCTCGCCCCCTATCGGACATTTCTCTACGCAATTCCAGACCAGCTCCATGTACGACTTACCTTCTACCCTGCGGATTTCGGTATAGCAGTCAACATCGTGCATATATTTAGCCATTGATTTCCTCTCCGCTGAATGGATTCTGCCCGCCGAGATGGTTATTCAGACGGCGCAAAGCGCCATCCACCTTACGATGTGCGGTGGTATCGCTAATTTCTAAGACGTTTGCAATATCAGCAAAGGTCAGTTGCTCATAGAATTTCATCTGCAATATGAGCCTATCTTGCGGGTCTAGCTTGGCTAACGCACGACGTATGTCAAACATCTGCACCACATAGTTGCCGCCTTCGGCAGGATTACCGCCGCCAGATACCTTTGGCTTGGTGTTGTCAGTAGTGTTAACCACATCAGACCAGACAAAAGGCAACATCTCCGAGAGAGTAATCGGATCATAAAACTGTTCATCGCGTAGCTCATAGCCGAGCTTCTGCGCCTTGATACGCCGGCAATACTTATCAGCTTGACGCGTCAGCGTCTTACCCAACTGCTTGACTCCGCCTCTGTAATCCTCTGGCGATTGAGTCTTATCTAGCCAGCCCTTGACCTTCTCATCACGGCGCCATATCCATGTCAGCAACTCCTGACGCACATCAGCCACATCAAAGTAGGTGTGGTACTTTCGATGGACAATGCGAGCTACCTGCGATGCAATGTCAGACGCTTCTTCAAACCAAATTTCAGCCATGAAGCAGGCTCTCTGGTTCGTGTAGGTACTTCTGCTCTACTGCATAGACAGGGCTACGCATGGATGTATTGTAATGCAAATCTGTCTGCGCTTCGTAGCCGTAAATCCAACCATGAATCAACGCCAAGTCATAGCTTGGCAAGGTTACTAAAAGGTACTTTCTGGTTGGGTTGTCATCGCTATTGACAAGCAACTTACCGGTGGAATACGCAGTAGTGCGTACCTCAAATGGGCCAACATCTCCGAGTTTACGATCCTCAAAAATAGCAAAAGGATACTTGTCCTGCCAGCGAGCAATGGCTATCTCACCCAAGCAACCGCTAATCTCACGGGCAACCTGCTCAACCCATGTGGGAGCTTTGCCTTGTGACGCGTCGTTGCCTTTGGCACGATTAAAATTAAACCGAGCAACTGCTTCGGTTGTAGCAAACGCGATGTCGCCTGGCGACATTCGCACTTCTACCACCGCCACGCTTTTCCTCCAACAACAAATGATCGGTTGATAATAGGAACAAGCTGAGGCGTCACCGTTTTACCGTCCACATGCAAGATAGCAAAGCCCTGTTGCCATGTGAACAGCCCAGCCTTGATATACTTTGCGTGCTTCAGGTTCATTAGATGACCAACCTCCAAACCCCAAACAGTTTTTCCTTTACCAGCCCAGCTCTGCGTCCAATGGGTAAGACCCATTCGGTGCGTATGTCCGCAGACAACACTGACGCCTGCCCTCTTTGCAAGTCCAAGTGCAGTTGCTCCAGCAGTAGGCTGGATGTTGCCTTCATCTCCGTGGACAAGTATCCAATTAGGCGCAAGTTCGTAGGGTTGATGGTGATATGTAATTCCAAGGTCGTCAAGCTTGAGAAACTTCTCAATCTCCAACTCAGGTAAGCCGAGCAACCCTGGGGCTTTAGCTCTAAGCTTGTTATACAGTCTGTCACTGTGGTTTGACCGACTGATATGTTTGATATTAAGTGACTCAAGTAGTCGGACGGTAATATCTCTGTGCTTTCCGATGTCGTATTTCCACTCGCCGCCGTAGCCTTCTTCCCATCGGCTGATTTGTGGGAAGTCGATTTCGTCTCCAACTGATACCACCTCATCTGGCTTGTATGCTTTAATGAATTTTGCAAGGGCATCCGTTGCGCCAGCATCGTGATACGGCGCTTGTAGATCCGAAATGACTACGATTGTTTTCATTCTTTAGGCCATAAGCCTCTCTGAATCATCAAGCCAATGACTCCGTAGTTTGCAAGGTCTTTGAAAGAATCTTCGATAGGCTCATGCTGTGGCTTAATCTGTTGTTTCTTCACGAGGTTCTTCAACCGTTCGAATTTGTCGCCAATACGGACAAGTAAACCGTTCACTGGCCCACCATGTGCATTGTTGATATTCCCTGGACCGTAATCCAGTTGCTTGGTGATGAGTAGGTTTCCAATCTCATCCATTATCTGCCATACGTTGTCACAGAATTCCTTATGTCCGGCAGGGAAACGGTTATCTGGCCCATCGTCATGTCGTAGCTCTGTATTAAAAAGCCGTTCTGACTCAAAATTGTAATCGCCAATTCTAAATCCTCTTGACTCACTCATGTTCTCCCCCGTCGAATTCGCCTACAAAGTAATAGTTCTTGTCTTTTGGATTAAGCTCGTAACAGTATATCATCTTTCCATTGGGATTGTGGTTATCCACAAGCTCTATTTGATCTAAAACCCAAAGGACTTCTGGTACGGGTGCGCCGTCTTGCGGGCCGTACATAAAGGTTGGCACTAGAAACCTTGCACAACCGTGACGGTAATCTTGCCGCCTGTAGCAACGTCATACTTACTGGCTATCTGGATAGCCTTAGTAGCAATCTTCTTAGCTTTGGCTAGGTCATCCACCATCGTGCCATTGGTTAGCGCCTCCATGGCGCCGAGAGCAAACTGTTCTCCGCTACCGGCAACATACAAGTTGTTGACGGTACGCTCCCATGAATAGTCTTCGTCGATGCGATAGACCTGACCCTTGACAACGACAATCCAGATGTTGTCATTCTCCACAGCGGCATCAGTCTTGCTAATCTCATAGCCAGCCTCAGCAAAGGTACGACGAATAGCTGGGATAAGCTGGCGAGTCACATACTTGTCTGTGTCTTTGGTGTTAATGACCGGTGGTGCGAAGTCATGTTGAAGCAGGTTAATGCCTCGCACCGCACCGGCACCAGCAAAAACTATGTTGCTGTTCTTAAATACTTTACCGTCTGGGATGTTGATGGCAAAGCCATCCTCGCCAGAGGATTGCGAGTCAGCGGCAACGACAACCCAATCAGGGCCTTGAATCGCTGCGATGGTTGTCACGCCGCCAGCCTCTCGTCGAACCAGTTCTTACCTAGTTGTAAGTATATCTCATTAACATCCATATTGGGTGGCAACTGGACGATAGTAGCCTTGTCCAAGTCTTCCTTGATTCGCCGGGCTAGCTCTTGTCCTGGGTTAGTTCCGTCTTCCTTGACATCATTATCCGCAAAGATAAGGATGCGAGTGTACGATTCAAATAGTTTAGGAAACCAGGGCTTCCATTGACTGACTCCAGCAACTCCAACCGCAGGGATTCCCACGATACCCGATGCAACAATCGTGTCA